GAGATGGCTGTTTACATAGGTTTTGATCCAGGATTGAAGGGCGGGATATCAGCTGTCAATGAATACGGAGACATCCTGCATACCCAGTCCATGCCTGTGACCAAAGGTGAGAAAGGGTCGAGCATTGACTTTCATGCTGTCGCGACTCTTGTGAGAGAATGGGAACCGGACTTTTCTGTGATCGAAAAGGTAAGCGCGATGCCTGGTCAAGGCGTGACAAGCATGTTTACCTTCGGCATGGGCTTTGGTGGCTTACAGGCTGTGCTTTGCACTCTTGACAGTCCATTTGCCCTTGTGAGACCTCAGGTCTGGCAATCCGCTGTGTTCAAGGGGCTGGACAAGAAACTGGGCAAGGCTCGCTCGATCATCTACTGCCAGCAACGGTGGCCTGATCAAGGTAAGCTCAAGGATGGCCCAGCGGACGCTTTGTGCATAGCAGTTTACGCAAGATCGTTAAAGAACTCTGGGATCATTGATAGTCGTTACTGAGACAACCGGAAACTGTAGGCCGATTTTTGCATCGATTTCGTCGGTGCTATCGCTGTGTTTTGCTGGCGAGCGACTCAGACATTCAAGTTGCAGTGACCCAGCACGACTGATCCAATCGAGAGGCGATAGTAAGCAGTTTCCGAGGCCCATGGATGGGCTACTTTTTTTAGAGACTTGTGTAATCCGTACATCTTTTCTCGCAGTCCTCTTCGGCTGTTCTGGGCTGTGGATGATGGCATTCAAATAGGGGAATCTCGGATTTCATTCCACCGCATCCGCACGTCCTGCGAATCTTTTGGTTGCCAAACTCGTTGAGAACTGGATCGCCCTTCAAAGCACAACCGTTGAGTATGCCGAGCTTTCTGCCTCTTTCTTTGTACCACTGGGATACGATTGAGGCTCGAGTTTTGTTATTGAAGCAGTTGCGGCAGATATCGTAATCGGTATCGCTCATCTCGCGCTTGAAGAAATTGCAAGTACCTGGTTCTGTGCATGTGCATGTGTGAGCCATTATGGTGCGACCCTGATATAGGTTTTTGATCTGTCCGGTCCACGCCCTGACGCTTCTGTGTAAGTCACTTCCATAGATATCGTGTAGTCTCCAGCAGTATCCCATTGGTGCTTGATGGGTGTATCGAGGAAGCATGCGTCTGCAAGTCCATCGCCCCAATCGAGAGTGACCGTTTTTATGATTGAAGCTCCTCCGAAATCGACTCGAGGCAAGTAGGTCCATGGAATAAACGTGTAGGGATTTCCCACAGAACCTTTTACGGTGATATGGAATCCGCAAGTCGGCAGAAAATCCGTATTGTTTGGTCCGAATGGGATGCAGACGAGATAGGCTTCATTTCCCTCTTCATCCATTGGACTTCCTTCGTGGTCGGGGTCTTTCTCTGATGGAGGAATCGGCAGGTCACCCCCATAGCCAGGAAACAAGGACTTATCGGTCGCCTTCCATGGGATAGCGTTAGCCCTGTTGCCCCCAGTAATGTACGAGTCAGGACCACTCCCGACAGATTGCCTGAAGTTGACTCCGATCAGAACTCCATCGTAGTACCAAGAAATGTGAACGTACTTGTAGTGGTTCAGCGGTTCTTTGAAGTTGAAGATAAAGCCCATGCTATCGGCGTAAGTGGGGTCGCACTCGATACCGTACTGATTGTGGTCAGGGTCAAATTCATGGACTGTCTTTCTGGGAATAGCTGTGGTGTAGACAGTCTCATCGGCAGGACGATCCTCTTCTGTTTTCAGCATAACAGTGTAAGGGTCTGGAATGTTAAGCTGAGGAAGATTGGACGATGGGTCGTAGTCTCCAGGCAACTTTTTCCATGCTTTTGCTACGGCTTTAATATTAAACCTGTCCAGTCCTTTGTTCTGGTTGGCCTCGATCCATCGACCGATGTGAAAGTGGTGACCTCCGCTCAACTCAAAAGCAGATCCAAACACGGTGTTCCCGTTGTCGTCGAGACTTGATTCGCTGGTGCTATCGCCAAAATAACCGTCTTCACAAGGCGTTGAAAATGCATATCCGTATGTAAGGAAGTTTCCAGATCCCAACGTAGCAAAAAACTTTTGACTAAGTTCTGGCTTGAGAACATGATCGCCAAAGTGAGCGTGCCATCCATTAAGCCTGATTCTTATAGCGTTACGCCCGTCAATTAGGATCAGATTGTCAGACCCAGGCTTAAGCAGCATGGTCGTTGCTTTGCTGGGCAGAATGTAAGATCCGTATTCAGAACTCCAGTCGCGAATCCCAGGAAACCTCCCATGCAGCATGACGCTGCATTTACCTGACAGGCTAAACCGAAGCTGGTGGTTAATCTTATTCAAGCTGTCGCCTTGGGGGCCATACAAATAGCTCATCCGTATCGGACCTGGGAAACGACTCCACGATATTGGAACGTAATTCCCATTTGAATCTACGTACGCATCAACCGTTTCACCAAACGAGTGTCCCTCGAACTCAGTTAAACCCCTGAACAGGTAATCAAGACCAAAAAACTCTTCACCGTCGTGTACTGGAGGATTTACAAATTGAGGCCTGTTGTACCAGTACTCTGTGAGGTCTTTCCATCCGCTGCGATTCGTCCCAGGGTTTAACTCAGACTGCTGGGTTGCGTTCAGGTCAATCGTGGAAGTCGAGGCAGAGGCCTGAAAATACCATCCAGACCATCCTCGGAACTGATAAACCTTAGAGTTGCCATCTTCGTCGTGAGCCACAACCCGCCCCACCTTAAAATCCTGGATGTGCGTCACAGCATCTTTATCAGGTATCGACGGGTTTAAGTAATACTCGCCCGTGACTGGGTCAACCAAGTCGATGTAACCGAATTCCATGATCCCGCTAAAGCCGAATAGATAGACAGGCCAGCCTGGATCATTCGGAACAGCGCACTGGACGCCACTCTTAGGAAAAAAAAAATAAAATCCCGGTGTGAGGATCTCGTTGAACCGAGTAGACAGCAGTTAAGAAAAACTCTTTGCTATCTCCATACTGCTTACCGTCACCTGACGGGGTCAGTTGCTCATTGGGTGTAACCATGTAGAGCGGATCAACCGACCAATGGCCCCTCCTCGTATTGTCTCTCTTCCATAAGCCTCTCAACGTATCAAATGTCACCGCTGTCCAGCTGTGGCTGTAAATGTACCTTGTAGGGCTTCCACCGACCTTCGAGTCAATCTCTTCCCTGTGAACCTCATCAACCGCAACAACAAAGCATTCCGGCCCAATGTCGGGTACTGCTGAAGCGAACGTAGAGCCATTCTTGCTGAACGACCCACCTCCCGAGTAATTGACTGCGTTCGTACTGGCTGAGTTGCGGTTCAGCTTACTGGCTGAAATACCCTCGCCTGGTTTCCAATAGTCGCCCATTTGCCACCTTATCTTGTTGTCATACCTGGAAGGAACCGTTGCTCGATATTGACGTTGTTTTTGGGCTTGAGGAACTCCACAAGCATGCTGGTGTTAGCTGCGGTTGTTTCTGCTGCGGTGAGCATTTGACGGTCGGAACCAGCGATCTCATCTCGGAATGCCGCAGGAGAGAAGTAGCTTGAGAGTCGGCCAGACCCCATAGCATTGGGTTCAATCTCAGGAGGTGGGATAAAGTCAATCTTTCTGCCGCTAGAGTCTTTCAAGAGATTTTGCAGAACGGTGTTTTGGTCCACAAATTTTGGAGCATCTCCTAGCAATGCCTTGAAATCTAAAGCCCCTTTCTCAAGCTGCATCGCCGCTGTGTCTAGGTTACCAGCCATATTCTTAACCGTCTCTATTCCGTTCTTCCCGACTCCCCTGAAGCTAGTGACTCCGTAAGCCTCGTATATGGCCTGGTTTTGTGCAACTCCTTTGCCTATAAGGTTGCTGGCAGCACTAAATCTTGGCTCAGACTCCTTGACCTTTTCCCGCATTGCGTTGATAGACTTTTGGCTGTACCCGCCCCCTGTCAAAAATTTCATCATCATGCCGCCTTGGTTCGTTTTTTCCATGTGCTTCAAGACATCCCTGTCTTTAGCGTCATTGGCAAACTGCGACACAGCTGTCCCTCTACGGTCCTCTCCAAAGTGCCTGTCGATAAAATCTGCAAGTCCCACAAGTACGTTTCCAAACCCTTCCAATGAAGGAATCAAACCATCGAACGTGCCTAGAAGGCTGGCAAGCGTGGTAACCATCTTAGAAGAGAATCGGACCAGGTCGATTGCAACAGAGGAGATAGTGTCAAGCATTTTGCCTAAGAAGCGACCTATAGCATCCCTTGACTCCCAGAGCTTGTCTCCAAAGTAAATGACGTAGTCTGCCGCCCTAGATAAAGCACCTACAAGCGATTTTAATGCAGAACCGTAAGACCCGCCAGACCCTCCGGCTCGCATGTCTGCGAGAACTCCGTCCACTGTTTCGGCAAACCCTTTTAGCTTCTCGTAGAGGCTTGACATGACGGTATTAGAGACAAGCAGCATGGCTTTTGCGAAAGGCTCGAGGATTCGTCCAGCTTGTACGAACAGCCCTTCAAACATGCCAAGAAGTTTACGCTGCTGATTTGCAAATTCGTATTGCGTTTGCTCGAGGTCTCCCATAAAAGGAGCGGTTTGCCGCCGGATTTCATCCAGCAAGGCTTTCATTCGGGCTTCAAATGGATTTTTGGCGTTATCGGTGTAGCCCTTAGTGCTTGCAATCTGATCAAGGTAGGGAGCGGAAACCGCAACGCCAATCCTACGAAGAGGCGTGTAACGCCCAGCAAGTGCGGACTGCACCACTTTACCGATGTCGTCTAGCGACATGTTGAGGACCGAACCCGCTTCCTTCGCCGAATTAAAGATGTCAATTGCTGCTGACGCCGCTTGTTCGCTTCCTGCTCCTGTTGTCTGTCTAACCTGTCCAGCAATCCGTGTCATAAGCCGAAGAGAGTCTGTTGCGGAGAGACCGTATTGAGCTTGGTTTTGCATCGCATTGTTAAACAAGTTGCGAGATCCCGCTGCACCGACATAAACGAATGCCGCATTCTTGAGTTCTGTCAACGCCGAGGAAGCCTGTACAGCCCTTGACGCTAGTCCGCTAACACCCAGCGTGAGATTTGTAGCGAAATTTATCAGCCCACCGACAGCCTTTGACAAAGTGTCTGCAAAAAACGTCAGTGTCTTAGATGCAATATCCAGACCAGTCATCAAGCCTTGGCCGATAACAGCGACGAATTTTCCAATCCCTGGAATCATGCTCCCCAAGGCCGTACCTGCTGCCAATCCGATCTGTGTGAAACCTGTCAAGGCGCGAACGGAGTCGGACCCAGCTGAAGTGATCCCCTTGAATAGCCCTTCGATCCCACGCCCAGCAGAGTAAACACCATTATTCATAATGTTCGCAGCATCACCCAGAGCAAACGGATTGCGTTCCGAACCTGGGAATGGACGCTGAAAGACGCGAAATCGGCTCATCAGTGGCATCTGGCCGGGGTTGCCGAAGCGGGAAACCATGAATGGATTGCCTGTCCCATTAGGATCAAGCCCCATGCCCGACTTAAAGCCAAACAAGTTCTGAGCCATTAACCTTCGATGCCACGCCTGTTTGGTCAGGTTGTAGAGCGTGTTGGAAGGAGCGGTCTCTGCGATCAGCTTTTGACGCTTACGGCTGGCTAACTCCTCTTGACGGGCTTCCTCTTTGGCTCGCCTTTCAGCATCCTTTTCATCCTTGATTCGCTTCTTCTCTTTAAGGGACTCCATCTTCTTGTTGAACTTATCCGCTTGAAGCATAGCGTGAAGACTGGAGGCGAAGTTGTTTTTCAGGTCTCCAGACGGGTTCATAAAAGTGCCATCACTGGCTACCCAAAACCCGCCTTTGCTTTTCCCGCTACCTCCTCCTGCTTTTCCACCACCTGAGCCTCCAGATCCACCACCAGAGAGAACCTTGATTGTCCCGATTCCCTTGATCCCTTTGAGGGCTGTGGCGAGACCATCGGCGCGGATTCTGGCGACTGCGAGTTTACCGTTCAGGGCATCCAGAGAGGAAAATAGTTTTGATCCACTGAAGTTAAGCTGGAACATCGAATCAATCTTGGCGTTGGCTTTCGCTGCTACCCTGTTGATCGTGGAGAGAGCTTTTGTCAGTTCGCCAAAGTCTGATCCCGTGATATTGACTGAGTTTGACATGGATCAGCCCTCTTTTGTGTCGAATGGGTCGAACTTCACTGTACCGTCAGAGGCTTTTGAGACTTCCTTGTCGAGTCCATAGTAGAGCAGATCGTTTAGTTGCTTGTACGGATAAGGGTATACAGCTTGATAATTGCTGCCAACTTTTATCCTGTAAACCCTTTCGTTTCCAGTTCGCCCTTGAAGTTGAACAACAAAACCTGTCTTCCATGACGGGTTGGATTGCCCAGGGGCAAACTGATAAACGGAATTGTCTCCGACAGTTGCCGGATCAACCTGTTTTAGGTAGAAGTCCACCGGGTTCATATACGGCTCGTAGTCGCCTGTGTACCTCGTCTGATTCCACTCCATATTAGGATTAACCAGGAATTCATGCGTCACCCTATAACCAATCTTGCCTGTAATCGGACTCGTTGCTTCTGATACCTCGGCTGAATTGTACAGCACTCTGCCACGACTGTAGCCAAGAAACGAATCTCTGTTGACGCACCCAAGAAACAATCCCTCTGGAATCTGCATCGGGCTGACAGTTGCAAGCCTTTTTGTCGCGTCTGCTTCTAGCTGGTCGGGGTTCCCGATTGGCCCATACTTAAGTAGATTTTCAAGAGATACCCACGGGTAGGTCAGACGGATTGTGATCTGCGGTTCTCTAACAGGGAATCCCGTCGAAAGAATCTGCACCCAGTCGGATCTGCCTTTAGCAGGCGGGCCACCGGAGACACCTGGCCTTGTGTCTGTGAATCCTGGTAGCAAGGTGAAAGCTGGGTCAACGGAATCAAATGCTGGTTGCCCAGTCGTATCAGTCGGCACAACTCCCATAGGCACGTTCTTAAGCGATTCCATTCTCAAGGATGGCTGGATTTCCATCTTGGCGTAACGGATGCCGTAGCGATTTACGTAAGGGTCTGGTCCCCAAGTCAGGTTGACTTGCCAGTACTGCGAACGGATGCGAGGGAACCGCTGTTGCCAAGACTTTGCTTCAGAGTCGGGATTTGCTTTACCAACCACCCTTAGCTGCTGCTGCATGTATTCCACATAACCCAGATATTCTAAACTGGCGTCTCCGGTATCGCTCCAGTTGTCATCAGCAAGCCCGCTTTTCGACATTACTCCAAGGGTCGGAAGTTCGCCATCCACTACGGAAGCCCTATCGGATACTGTATCCATAAGATCTGGGCGAGGAACAACTTCTATGCCCGTAACCACAAGGTTTCGGTAGCAATTCTCTCCATTCCAAAAATTGTGGTAATCAGGAACAATTTGTAATACAGTGTCTTCGCTGTCCCAGAACTTGTTGTAATGGTCGTACCGTTCCCTGTTCCATGACATAAGTTGCCGGATAGCAATATTCAGGGGGATGTAGTCATATCCAAGATCCTGTTTTGGGTCTTTAAATTTTAAGTCAGGTACTGTGTACCAAGGCGCGATCCATGTTTGCTGGCAATGCTCTAAGCCTTGTTCGCCATAGGAAACACGCCAGCCAGTCATGTCGGGGAACCAGTACTTCGTGTGCGACTTTACCGCCTGACTGCTTAAGTAACCAATTTCGACATCTTTTGGCTCGGGAGGAGGCTTAAGGAGCCTTGCAGGTGCTAAGACGTTCCCTACGCCAATGGTTGGGGTTGGTGGGTCGATATGCCAGGGTGCTTGATCAGCCATTTACAATTCTCCGGTATAGATCTGGATCAACTTCGCCTGGCGGGATCGTGTTTTCGGCCATTAGAGCAGCGACCTGTAAAGGAGTTAAATCAAGAACCTCATGGAAAGACATATGTCCATCGACAACGAGATTCTTGATCAACTTCTGATAATTCATTCCTGAATCACCTTTATGCGAACCGCTGCTCATTCCGCTTTTGGGTCGTTGTCTGGATCTTCCCCAGAGACAGCAATTGCGGCAATCCGCATGAATTCTGCGTAGGAGAGTTCCCCGTACAGATCTTCAATCGTGGAATCAGAGACACCTTCGTTCCGACCGATTGCGGCTTTCAGGAGTGCCTTCTGGCCTTCGTCTGAGTTGACCAGCAATTGCAATCCTTCGGGGGATGCAACCGGAGTCGGGTAAAAGAGGTCAGCTTTCAGAGCCTCCTTCATGACATCTCCCGCCACTTGCTTATCCATTCCAATGACCAGTTTCTTGGCCTTTTCTGAGGGAAATGGTTGCAGTTTGCGGATGATTGCCTGAAGAACGCCCTGATCGCGAAGTGTAAGCTGACGAACCCGGAAGGTCGCCCCTGCCATCTTGACTTCGATTCCAGAGTTAGCCAGCTTGTCGATGTAAAATGCTTCTGACATGGTAGATCCCACCTTTCAAGTGGATAGTGATTAAGCGGAAGGAGCGGGAGCCAAAGCCCCGACAGCCACATACCCTTGGACTATCTGCTTGCCAGACAATTCAACGCTCATAGAGACTTTAACTGCGTCGTCTGGGCTAATCGTTACAGATCCAGTTTTAAAGAATCCGTTAGGAAGCTCTTTAAGGTTTTGAATGTCTGCTATGAGAGCAAACGGGATCTCTGGGTCTAAAGTCGTTTCGACGCCAAAAAAGTTTTCGTCTGGGTTTTGAAGAGAATAGACGAAAGCAACGCACGGTTCACCGAGGTACTGCATGATGTCATGCTTGTTTCGGGCTGTGGTTGGATCAAAGGTCATACCAGGACCGGGAGTCTGATTCACAGACGAGGCGATGTAGCCTGTAAAGCTGAGAGTCCCTGACTTTAGTCCAGGAAGTTTAACCTTCCATCCATTCTGACAATTAGAGTTAATCTCAATAGTATCTGTGTCCAGGGAAAGCGTCCCTTCGGAAATACAGATAGAAAACCCTACGTCATAGGTGCTTGCTGCTGAGGTCAGGCCGCGAAAGTAGAGTTCTACAAAGCTGTTACGCCCTAGAGCGTATTTGTCAATTGGCGTTGGTCTTGGCGTTACTGCCATCGGAGTCTCCTTGGTGGGATATTAGTGTCTGACTCGGAATTCCAAAGTCGCTGTCCATATGCGGTTGCCTGTAAGGTTAGGCTGTTCGCTGTACGATGTGGCTCGATTGAGCAAGGTCATGTCGGCAACTCCGGCAAACTGCTTACGGTCATAAGTCTGGATCGCTTGATCAGCCAGAGACTCGCAGTTTGCAAGTGTTGTGTGAGCCACGCTCAATTGCAGAAGAGACTCCGTCCAGAGGATCGCGTTCCCGCTAAGTGTCACCTGATTGCTTTGCACTACGTTTAGTGCTGCGTAAGGTGGGAACAAGCCTTCAGGAATAGCCCCGACATACATCGGAGCTACTGAATAAGCTGTCCAGCGGTTGACGATCTGGGCAAATGGAATCATCGTTGGTAGGCGATTGTCACAACGGCGTCGGCTGTGGAGTTAGCTGTGGCACACGTCAAAGTGAAGTTGGCGGCTGTGACAGCGATTCCATCCAGAGGTGCGCCAACCTGTGCGTATCCGTAGGACGGAACCTTGATGATGTCGCCCGTAGCACCTGTCAGGTTGTCAAAGACAAAATTGATCGGCACATTGGAGTTGTTCTTGACGCTGACAGAGTTGATCTTGGAGATCGTGCCAGTATTGCAAAACAAGTCTGGGAATGAACTGAGCGATACGGTTGTTGTCGCATTGGCCGCGATGCCCGTATAAGTCTTCTTGAAGATGCGGTCGGCGTACATCTGGGTGAGTTCTGTCGCTGTAGGCGAGGCGGGAACCCCTGTGGATGGCCGAGTGACGGATGATAGCGAGTTCGACTGGGTGACCGTGGATGTGCTGTTCACATCAGAATCGGTCAGAGTCATGCTGGTAGACGCGCTGATTACGCCGGAAGCTGTGATAGGCATGGATGTTCCCCCTGTAGTAGTACCGTTATTACCAGTGTCAGTGCCGATTGAGGTTGGCATTTACGAAACCCACCCCTAGAGACGATTTTTGTTGTCGGAAATGTACGGAACACGAAGACCACGGTTGTAAGTGACCTTGAGGGTCGCTTTATCTGCGAGCGATTTAAAGGCAGCTGGAAGTTTGTCTCTGAGGTAATCCTTGTAGACTCCCTCCAGTTCCTTTGCGATACCAGGCCAAGCTAGTCGTGAGAGGTAAGGTCTGGGTGGGTTCCACTTTGGACCATCTCGCTTGTCACTTTTAGGGACGGACTGTCGCTTGACTTTTTCGCCTTCACCCTGCTTCTCTGGGCGTTTATCGCCAAACCCGTCATTCCCCTTGGAATACCAACCTGTTTCCAGGTAAAAGCTGTAATACTCGAGGCGACTGCGTTCAGATCTGTCTACAGCCCGAGGATTCACCTGAATGATTCGGGTTCCGATAGACTTGTTTTGTCTGACTGGGTAAGGTGTAATGGCCGAGTTGTCGCTAAAGCCTTCTCTTTGAATCTTTTCTCGCCATGCATAGTCTGCTGGCTTCTTGGCGGCAAATCGCTTTTCATCAATGGCAGAATTGCTGGCTGGCCCTGGGAATTGACGGGATTCTACGCCTCTTCTCCAGTGGATTGAGTCTTGTAGTGTTCCAGTTCTGCGTGCAGGGGCTTCAAACGGTCTAGAGGAAGGTGGATACTTTTCGCTCAACGATCTCTTTACCCTTCGCACGGCATACTTTGCAACTGCATCTAACGCAGCGGAATTCACCCTGAAAACATCGTTGTTGTCTGAGATCCACTGCTTGGAGGCCTTTTGGGGCATGCTCTGGCTGGAACCGGACGTTACGCCGCTCTTTGCGATTTGATTAATCAGTTTCATTGCGGAGTTAATATCCATCAGGATGTCTCCACTACGCATTCAGCGGTTGTGTGATGGCTCAAAGAATTCCAGTCATTACATCTTACCACGTTATAAACATATGTTCCAACCTTTATCTGATTGCGTGCCGTAAGGTTACGCGAGCCTTTAAGCAGAATGTTGTGCGTTGCAGCAGAACCATCTTTGGCATCTTCACGGTCAACACCACCAGATCTCGGCTGAACGAGGCATTTGACTGTCAGAACGGGTATCCAAGATTGATACACGCCGCCCTGAACATCCTTTAGGGATTGCAGTTCGCTGATCACGGCAGTCTGGTTGAGGAAGTCGTCAAATGCCATTGACTGAGTACCTCACGTAAGGAGCTAAAAGGTTAGCAACGGGATGCTTTGCTGTAAGAAAGGGTGTAGCACCAGATCGCGTGTACGAGTAATCGCCAATCCTTTCGGACTGGAGCGAGTCATCATACTTTGAAGATGAGTACATGCTGCTGACCAGCTGGGCAACTGCAAGTTTTACAGGATCTGGGCAATAGTCAAATCCACCCGTGTAATCGACTGTGTAAAAATATTGCAAACTGTACGGGTTGTCTTGCTTGATGAATGACTTAAACCTGTTTATATACGGATTGACGAATGTAAGCACGCCTGTGGATGGCTCGAGAACGTATTCGAGATTGATGTCCAGCTTTGTTTCGGTCAGGTTTGTTTCGCTGGAGTTATAGCTGTCCACGTAGCCGCAGGAATCGCCCTTGACAGGGTCGGACTGCTGGTAAATTGCGACTCGGGAAACACTTGTAACTGGCGTTCTGCGGAGGTAGATACGCTGGCTTTGATTGATAACGTAACGCTCGGTGACTGTGTCGGATAGGAAAATCCGGTTGCAGAACTTCTCCACTGATCTCGAAGCAGCGTCGATATAGACCTGTACAGTAGCCGATGGAGCATCCGCTAGTGAAGGAATATACGTCAGGCATTCGGTTAGAGTCAGCAGAATATCCACAGGGTCTCCTTAAACTCTCGAACCCCAAGGGACGACCCGAAGGTCGCCCCAGAGGGCCGAAAGGTGGGAATCAGTTGGTTCCCTTGGTCTCGATGGCAACATCAGGTTGCGGAACCGGAGTCAGGTTCGAGTTGTGCAGCAAGGCAACACCGTAAGTGGCTGTGCCAGTGGTCGCTACAACACGCATGTAAGGCTTGCTCACAAAAGCGGTTGTGTTTGACACTTGGACAGCAGTGTCCTTGCCTGGGTGGTTGACGCTGATCGCCAGGAACTGGTTTGTCGCGGCTGTCGTAGCAGATGCAGAGATTGCAGCACCAGGAACAGCAGGAACAGCAGTAATTGGCGTGCCAAATGTAGTGGACACTTGGTAACCGACCGTAAGGTCAGTCCATGTGGAACCATCGGCTGATTCCTGAACCTTGATTGCCGAGGATGCAGCCAGAGCAAAGTTGACCAGAAAGGTCACCCCGCCGAAGAGTCCGTTGGCACTGTTTACCTGAACAGACGAGCTGTTTCCCGAGGTAAACACAAGGTGCTTGACTTGAACACCACTTAAGAGCTGATTATGACGGGACATATGGTTCTCCTCTTGTGCTTATATCAAGATACCTTGATGAATTTGCCGTATTGTTCTTGGATTGTGTCTGCACCCCAACGCAAACGGAAGAGGTAAACACGGCGATTGTTCACGGCTTCGATTTCATTTAAAACCCGTACGGATAAGCCCATACGAATCGGCATGAACACGCCTTGAAGCGATCCGAAGAACGCAACTGCGTTACCACTCGTACCCTGAAGAGGAGCGAACTGGCAGTAGCTGATTGGGAACCCGTCAATCGAGTCAGGAATCGGCTGGACGATGCCAGGGAAGTTCTGACCGCTCTGGAACAGGTACTGACCGTTGGACGCTTTGAACAGGCTCACAGTCTTCGCTGTTTGCTGGTGCATCACGAAGCTGAAGTTTGGTTGAGCGTATTGAGGCAGAATGCTGAACCGCATGGATTTAACCGTATCAGCGTCCAGCGTCGAGCTAGAACCAGATGCAGTCACGAAGCCGAATTTACCTGCCTCGCCACCCGAACTGCTGGAAATCGAGTTCCAGATACCCCGAGGTTGGCCTACACCCGTACCGTAAGCAAGGTGCTTCTCGTAATGGAGATCCAGCCAGGTTTGCAACTCTTGGTTGAAGTAGGATTCCAGGTTGAATCCTGAGTCTTCCAAAAGGGTGTTGGACATCGAAATCCGGCCCATGTATTCATGAACTGGGATCGAAACTTCACCGAAGGTTGGCTCAAGGGAAGCACTTGGTGTTCCGGCTTCGCCTGTCCACATGCCCTGAATCGGGCTGGTATAGACATCGTCGCGGAAAGTGGTACGCAGCATGACAACACGGTTGCTGTTGGTGGTGATCTGACGAACACGACCTCGCAGGGTTGTTGGGGCTGGCTTACGCTGAATGACTTCGTTGAGCATGTCAGGTGGTACGAAATAGCCAGCACCTTCGTCGATGCCTTCGACCAGCGTTTTGAATGTCCGAGCGTAGTTGTTCTTGAGCTTGTCTTCACCAAAGTGGAGGAAAGCCTTGAAAGCACGGGCGTATTCTGGAGTCGAAATCGACTTATTTTGTTTCTCTGTCAGGATGCCCAGACCATCGTCTTGAACCTCACCTGAATCCGAGATCGTCGTGAACCCGGCAGAGCGTGTTGAGCCACTGTAAGGCGTACCAACAGACTTGTTGGTCAGGTCGCGGTAAGCGTCCAGATTGACAGAGTCGAGCGAGTCGGCTTCGTCGATTTTGGCTTTGAGCGTAGGCAGGGTCTCTTGCAAGATTGCCTTGTAGCGAGCTGTCTGGTCGTCGTTGCGATCTTCGTTCAACCGAAGTGCTTCAGCCTCAGCAAAGGCACTTTTGAACTCAGCACGCAATTTTGGCGATGCTGCCATGGGATTACTCCTTGATGTAGGCGCGAAACGCTTCGAGAAGGTCGTTTAATGGGTCTTCCACTGCAATTTTTGCCTGGGCCGGAGCTTCGGCTTCTTCTTCTTCCGATTCGGATTTGATTCCGGCATCGACAAGCAGAGTTTCAAGCATTTCGTAAGAGGCTTTGACCTGGGCGCACACTTGAGCCAGTAGGTCTGCCGTTGTTTGAGAGATCTTTCGCCCAGCTTTGAAGGACGAGATGGCTGTTTGTTCGTTTGCACCGAGTGCGACTGGTGAAATTTCGAGTAGTTTTGCTCGTTTGATCAGGCGGGAACCGCTCTCGGCTCGCATCAGTTCTTCTTCGGATGGGCTGTATCCAGCCTTCTTCCAATAGTCGAGCGTGTCCTTCTTAGTCATTCGCTTGATTTGCAATGGGATAATACCCACCGACAATTCCTTGACAACGCCTGACGTGATGAGCTTGCGATCTTCCTGAGCCTTGACCGTATCCACCAGAATTGCCTCGAGGAACAGCCCTTTGGCATCCTCAAAGAGTTCTACTGGCTTGCCGATGGGATTCGCATGGTCGTGATTTACGCCACCGATAAACCCTTTGGACATAAACCTCTGGATATCAGCCTTGTAAGCACCTGGTGCGATAATGTCGCCATGATAATCAAGGAAATGGAATGTCGAAGCATAGCCAGCGAACCCGCCAGAGTCGGAATTATCAACCCTCGGTGCTGGGGCCAGCTTGTAAACCAGACTTAGTTCCGGTTCAGACACGATATTTTCCTCGCAATGGATAGATACTCACCTATATATATTAACAGATAAACAATTGTTGATGCAAACTAAATCTTTTCCGGTTCTGCCGTGTAGTCTCCTGCACGAAACACGCTGACTGTCTTCAGGTATTTGTCATGGGTTTGATCGGCCAAGAGGAGTTTTAGTTGCTGCCGGAGTTCGTCCATGACCAAATCGTCTTCGCTGCTTAACTGCATTTGAGAGGCATGTAGCCAGACACCCAGAAGCGATTGAAGTCGGGAGTGATGCAGGACACAGGCTTGAAAGCCTTCGTTATCCTGAACATCAATCTGCTCGAGATCGACCAGAAGCGAGTCAATCGGAGACTTTTTTGTGACTTCATCGTCGTCGTCTGGTTCTTGAGGCATGTCTGATGGTCCCTATTGCCAGAGCGATTGTGTTGAAGATCAGGTACAGGTAGAAATACAGCAGGAACAAAGACCAGGCTACCAATTGAGTTTCGCCCAAGGGATTTCTTTGCGTTGCCAGCCAGCCAGATCGCTGAAGGCCCAGGAATCGCCCTCTTTAAGCATGCTTTCCGCAGTTTTCTTGCGGATCTTGAAGCTACCAGCGGGCATCCAGTCAGGTTTCGGGCCTGAGATCCAGTCGTTGCCCCATGAATTCAGGATCACTGCGGACTCGTCTGAGAGGTCAATCCCAATGATGATCATCTGGTGCGACCATGAGCCTTTAGGGGCTGAGAATCCGTTAGCGTCTCTCGTATAGCTGAACCCTTGATCGGAAGCAACTGTGACGGGATAGCCGGAGGTGATTGCACTGACCAGTTCATCCCAGGAGTCAACCTTGGCGTAAGACTTGATTGGGTGGAGTTTTGCTGTAGGCTCGAGGTCGTCAGGAACACCCTTACGGGCATAACTTGAGCAGCAGAGTGCGGCACTGTATTTTGTAAGATCTACGGATGCATATTTCTTACGGGGGAGAACCCCATATTTCTGCAAATACTGAGCCGCCCAAGCTCCGACCGAGCCTTCCCCTGAAATTCTTCCACCACCGATTTCAACACGACTTCCCCAGTAAATGGACATGCAGTCAAGGCGACCGGGATTCTCAGCACCGTTATCTGTTATGTCTTGGGCTACGAGGATTTCTGCCGCCATCCCAGCACCGTTGGCAACACATGAGCCGCAGGAACCCTGATTGTAAATCCATTTATCTTTGCCCCAGACCATGTCCATGTACTTTGTCAGTATGACAGGCCCAGTGGGAGCGGAATCCATGAGATGGGGAGCGGTCGCGGAAAAGCCTTGAATTCCGTTTTCGGAGACGATTCGGGCGACTTCCTGAGGATCTTTGTGCCAGCCGAAGCCGAAATTGAGAGCATCGTAAGGGGTCATTTGCTCAACTCCTCACAGGCTTTCTTGATTTCAGCTAATGCCGCCAGCAGTTCTTCGCGTGTCTTGTACCCCTTGCTTGCAAGCAGATCGCCAAGACCCACACCAGCCCAATAAGTCCGAATGCCATTGTCGTCAGCACTCTTTGCCAATACTCCGATTATCTGAGCCATGTCCAGGCCCAACGCTCCAGCCTGTGCTTCAGTGATCTGTATCGATTTGTCGAGGGCTAATGCCCCTTGCTTGCGTTTCGCCTTGTCAGGCACAGTAATGGTCACTATGGACCAGAACTCGTTTGCAAGGCCTGTCAGGTTCGGTGGAACGGGTTTCTTCTCAGGGTCAGTTTCCTGCCCGTCATAAGCCTTGACTGTTCCAGATTGTGTACCGACAACGTATGTCCTACCGCGATCCACAAAAACAACGGAGACTTCCGTTACCGGAGGTACGTTGAAAGAGGGGATCGAGGTCTGCCCAAGTAGCATCAGTGCAGCGAAAAGCATAATCAATCCCACCCTTCCGGCTTGTCCTGGTGTTCCCACTTCTCATACCAGTCGTCATCCATAGACCAGTAGAGACACAAGGACAAACCGATAAGAATTCCAAGTATGATGTATCCGAAAGTAGCTAACACCCGTATCACAGGCCAGCTGTCGCTGCGGCTACTGCTTTGGAAATAGCGTCTTCACGCTGAACCATTGCGGCTTTAACCGTTTCCTCATTGAGGCTTACGACTTCGCCCCTGGCGAGTTGCTGGAGCAGTTCCTTGATCACTTCCACGATCAGTGGGGTCATCAGGCGTATGATGAGTTGGGTGAACATTATTTGCATGCCCCGTTGGGACAGATGTAAATGTAATTCATTTGCGTTGCCGCTGGCTTGCGATTAAAAAGGAATAGCCTTGGGCGGCGACTACCATTACCTGGGCGAGGAGGCAGAGTGATCAGCGGTGATACAGTCTTTTCAACCGTAGTTGTTGTCGTGACCGACTGGACTGGCTTGCAATTGCCTTTTGGGCATTCCGGCTGTGCTGCGTAGAGAAAAACTGCTTCGATAAACATGATTGCTCACCTTTCAAGTGATTCGGATAGATGGAACCGTTTGACCAACCGGCACTTAGATCACCTTACCCTTCTGGGGACAGAGGTTATTTCAGGTCGATTGTCTCTTCTTTGTCAGTCGAAGATGATTTGGATGTCGGGGAGGAGTTGGATTGCCGCTTCTCTTTGAAGCTCTTCACTAAGCCCGCACTTGCATATATCACAGCCGCAACGCTGTACAGCAACTCTGCCCAGCTCAGATCGACATTCACCAGATTGGCCCCCACCCAGTTTGTTGTGACAGCAATTGGGCCGATCACCCATCCCACATTGGGGTTCAGGAGGTCGAACGAGGGGTCGGGTGTTTGCATCGCTAAGATCCGATTGGGGTCTTGGGGTGCGGTGCGGTCGTATGCTGACACGGTGGCGACGGAAGACGACATTTCTAGGCCTCTTCATATAAGCATATTATAACCTGTTACTCGCCCTCTTGTAAATACTTCATCCCGACTTGATGAGCCTTAAGCAATGCTGCTAAAGCGGATGCGACTGAAATTACGACTGCTGCTGCCGGACCTACATAAATCTTGCTGAGGTTCTCGAGGATGACAGTCAGAAGGGTTAGAATCAAAGCCGAAACCGAGCCTGTTCCGAACGCCTTTAGGAGCGTTGATTTAAGCTCTTCGACGTTGATGTAGCCCTGAAGGCTCGGCAGATTCTTTAGTTCGTCTTCGCTCATATCAATCCCCCTGTTTGACGTTGAATCCAGATTTGATCATATGTTCTGATACAGATTCGATGCCGGTTTGGTGGATCACGTAAACTTCGGCCAAATAGCGAGCAAAGGTCTGCTGGAAGTCCTGGGTGGTTGTGATCACCAATTGCTTGCCCAATAGAAGCGTTTCCAGTTCAGCCTTGGCTCTAATGCCTTCCATTGCGAGCGACTTGTGCATTTCTGGGGCGTTATAGCCTTTGAACCGCACGTGCTGCCGTGTTTGCATGTCAAAACCCAAGTCAATCATTAAGACTGCCGTATCACCGTCGATGATTCGCTCAAGCCTGGCTGCGTAGGTGTAGTTGACGACTGGGTTCATCAGATCGGCCTGGGTTTGGGTGGCACTGGGACAACGGATGGGTTCCAGACGTAGTTCGGATCGTCCAGATAGTTTTGGAACACTGGAGCTGGGGCATTCACAAGCTGGGTGACCAACTGAGCGTGCCGTCTGGAATCTATTGCATACCGCTCAATCGCCTTTTGGCGTGCAGCTCGTTTTGCCAGTTCTTCTGGCGTGATCTTGGGTCTGCCCCTGAGCCAGTCGAGTAATTCACGTGCGGTCATTTATTGATCCCCCTTGGAACAGTGAAGCAGTGGCCCAAGACGATCCCCACCCCGAGAGCAAAGCTGAGACTGTGCTGATTGACTTCCCAGATTGCTTCAGACCATGTCACGCCGCCGCTTTGCCACTTGATCAGATCAACAATCAGCAGCACGATTGCAACTGTGATCAACACGACAAAGTTCTTGGCGGCAGCACTGAAAGTCATCAGATTGGCCCGTTGGATGTTCCGTTGGAGGTTCCGTTGCCGTTGTTGATAGGCCAGAGCGGTGGCAGGGATGCAAAGAATTCGCCCACGGTTGGAAGTGCCTGAGTACCCGTCTGAACAGCCTGAACCATGCCGTAAAACAAGCTCCAGATTGAGTCGCGATAAGCGATTGCGGCATCACCTTCAGACTTGTAGGTCGTAATGTTGCTCAGCGTCCAGCTTGTAGCTGAAAGAATGCTGTCGTATTGCTTTACGGATACCGCTTGATCGAGAAATGAGCCGATACCGTTACCGATCTCGGTAAGCCTTTGAATGACGTATGCTTGCTGTTCTTCTGCCGTCAGATCAATGACTATGTATATGTCGGTCACGGTAAATCCGTTGACTGCAAAGCTCTGAGAAAGTCGTTGTGTTGCAGGGTTATAGCTTGGAATGGGCGATGGGGTGTACGGGTAATAGCCGTATGTGGCTAAACTCGCATCGTCGAGGGCGTTAAAATTGCTGACAGTCGTGAATGACTGTGGTAGCCACTGTGGGCCTGAGATTTGACCGTTGGGACTGACTTGGCAATATTGCATTACGGGGTTCCCCATTTGGATCTTAGGTAGTTATTCATGGACGAAATCTCGGTAGTAGTAAGCGTTCGGGTGAATAGGACGACTTCGTAATAGTCTCCTGACTGGCTAAGATAATCTGGGTATCCACTACCACCTCCCTGCGAAAATATAGTTTGGATAGTGGTAGACCCAGCAGACTCAGATTTAGACAAAACTGCCGAGAATGACGGTGTATTCGTGTAAGTTAAATTGAATACAGTCGGGTTATATATCTTGCTGAATCCAGAATTTGTCCACGCTATAAGTTCTCGTACAAAGGACAGTGTGGTTGATGTCGATCCGATGTTGACCTTATAGTCTCCGTTGACCGTGAACAATCGCGTGTCCATTAGGCCAGATGCAACTCCCTTGTGGACAATAAAGATAGTCTTGCTGGAGCTAGACAGGGTTGAATAATAAATACGAGTTTCAAGGCTTGTACTGCACCTGACTGCCCCCAGCCCATTCTGCCCGCTTGCTGGTGGAACCCACGTTGGCCGCTCGCCTGCTGTTGCCTGTACTGCGTGCCTGTTATTGCCGGACAGATCGTTCCACTGGTAAATACTCTGGCCTGAAGTTGTGACTGGTGTTGTTCCAGCGTCCGTAAACAGCGTATTCTGCTGCGATGCGTCCAGCCAGAGTGCAGCACCTGTCACAGGCAGGGTTGTATTTGGGTTGTAAATGTCTGGTAGTGCCGCAGCGGGTGGCGTGAATGCTGATGTGTATCGAGCGTATTTGGTAATGCGGAGGTCGTCGATGTAGCCGTTTAATGGAAAGCCGTTGCTATCTTTCTCTGCACCAATCTTCAGCGGCTTGCTGTTATTGTACAGCGTTGAACTAAATGTTGCTGTTGTACCAGCGATGCCGTTTAAATATGGAGTAAATGTGCTGCCATTCCGAACTAGGGCAAAATGATACCATGTTCCGGTAGTAGCGGCAGTAGCAGAAAACAGTACGTTGCTGGGTCCGTTCCACGTATTCGCGGCTGTGCTTAAGTAGAATGCAAACTGCGAGCTACTGTTAAGAACGATTACCCATCCGCCAAAAGTGTTTCCCGTGCCAAATGGAGTGATAATGGTCGGGGTTCCAGAGACTGAGTTAAAATACACCCATCCCTCGATTGTGAAATCGCCAGACGTAAGGTCAAGTGCAGCGGAATATGGGATTTGGACAGCATCCCCGCTACCATCAAAGTACGCACTTGCTCCACCATACTTGCTCTGCGTTGTGGATATTTGAGCGTTGCCAACCGCAGTCACTGCCAGTGCCC